AAGTAACCCCAGATTGAAATTGGGGATGCGTCATGTGACCATCAGACCCATGTCCGTTAGTATTGTCTTGGACACAGCAGTCACACCTTTCAATAAAGCGAGTGCGTTCCATAAAATCAACAACTCTCGCCTCATGAATCATGTGGATTTCGTCGAGTTTATTCCAGTATGGTCTTTTCAAATAAAGCCAGATAGACCAAGCATTATTGTCTCCATCAAACTCGTCGCGCTCCATATAGTATTCATCAATCTTTTCTGGATTAGCATCAATCCATTTTCGAATCGTTTTTGGTAAGTCAGAATTTCTCATTTCAGTTTCTCCAATTTAAGTCTCATCAGTAATGCTATTTGCATCAGAACGCCTTTTTTGGGTTTCAGATATGTGGTTATCCACAAGACATATTATAAACTCGCTTATAATAGGAGTATACCAAATACTCAATCTTTTATGTATTAGAATCAAGCACTTAGAACTATTTGTGCCATAAATCGGGAAGGATTTGCGCTTTTTACCCCCATAAGCGAGAATGGGGCATCTTCTCATCCTCCTAGTAGTAGATTAGGCGCGGCTCTCTGTCGCGCTTTTTTTTGTTTAACTGTGGTGAGTATTAGGGGGTATTCACCACACCCCTTGAAACCTACATGGGCTTAGCCAAGATATAAAAAGGTATATAATTCGGTGATGGAAGCAGAACAAATTATTACTAAAGCAATTCAAATATCCGGCAGTCAATCGGCTGTCGCTCGACAGTTGGGAATATCACAGCCTCGCCTTTGGTACTGGTTGAATAAAGGGCAATTGGTCCCCGCTGAATATGTTTTATCTTTTGAGAAAATAACAGGGATAAGCCGTCAGGAAATACGTCCGGACATATATCCCAAGGATAACTTATGAGTTTGAAAAGAATAGCGGCGGCAATCGAATGTGATCTGCCATCAAGTGAAAAACTGGTGCTGATTTTATTAGCTAATAACGCAAAAGATGAGGACGGTACTTGTTTCCCGTCTCAGAAATATTTGGCTAGAAAATCCGGATTCGCAAGGGGCACTGTTAACGGGATTATTAAGCGATTAAAAGAATCAGGCTTTATTGAGATTGTCCATCAGTATCGCGATGATGGGGGATTAAGGGCGAATAGTTATACTGTATTTCCTGACTACCCTAGTCAACCAGAATCATATGGGGTAGTGCTACAGGATGATAGGGGTATGTCATCTAAGGTTACAGCAATAAACAATTATAAGGAACCAATTATAAGTAAACAGGGAGTATCAAATGGAAAAAGTCGGAAACCTTCTACGGCAGAACGAGCACTCGCGGCAGAGCAAAGGGTCATCGAAACAGTTACCAAATAAGGTTATTGCGAGGGTTTGGACTCGTATGGCTGAGGTTTATGGGCATAAATGGGTCAGTCAGTATGGGGAATCTACTGATGCGAAAGGTAACCTGACATCAGCGGCTAATACTTGGGCTGAAGGATTATCTTCCCTGAGTTTGGATGCCATCAGCAAGGGGTTCTCAAAAATGGTGGACGCAGGGGATCCTTGGCCCCCTAGTTTGCCGGAGTTTATTCAAATGTGCAGGGCTGATAAACTCGCGGCACCATTCCACAGGTTAGCTCCTCCAACACCAGAAGATCCTGATCCAGAACAACTTAAACACTGGGCTAAACAATTGCGAAAATTATCATCGCGTGGTTAATTCGAATCGGAAAGGCAAAGTTGGTGAACGTGAAGTCGCTACTATTTTGCGTGATGAATTGGGAATTGCAGTACACAGGAATTGGGCAGAACAGGCGGCTCGAGGTGGAGTGGATTTAATCGGAGTCCCATTTTGGGCTATTGAAATCAAACGTGCGAAGAAATACCTGTCTGATTGGTGGACTCAGGCGGCAAGTCAAGCACGAATTCTTGATGACAAGCCTGTACTGATTTACAAATTAGATCGAAAGCAATGGAAGGCGCAAATCTGTTACTGCGCGCTTGTTCCTGACAGTCATTTACACTTCAAACTGGAGATGGACTTACCTGATTGGTGTTCCATCGTAAGGGAGGATTTATGTTTGGGAAGAAATGTCCCGCTTGCAAACAGTGGAAACATATAAAGCAGTACGGCAAGCCCGGACCTCCCGGGCAAGCCCCTTTGTGCAAATCCTGTGCAGAAAAGAAAGCGAAGTCCAATGGCAAACATCGTAATCCTGGAGGCAGTTAGATGAAATTAAGTTGGGAACTCATCATAATAGTGCTGTGCATTTTAATGGTGATTGGAATGTTGATGTTGGTATCAGGCTGTACGTTACACACAACACTCAGTAATGATGGCTTAACCTTCTCAATCACTCGGGCACCTTCGATTTATGCAATTGAATAAACTTAAACAGAAGGGAAAACATCGGCGCAAACAGGATCGTGTTATTCGATTTGAGAAATTAGTCGATCAAGGTTGTGTCGCTTGTTGGATTGAAGGGTACGGCCCTACTCCACCCGAAATTCATCACATCCGTGAAGGATATGGCATGGGGCAACGTGCGCCCGATCACGAAACTATCCCGCTTTGCCCACAGCATCATCGCTATGGCAAAGGCAGATACCCTGGAATTCATAGTGATCCGGCGAATTTTAAGAAACGTTACGGATCCGAAAAGCAACTCTTGGAGGCGGTGAATTCTGAAATATGAAAATTGAACTGGTGGACATCAAAAAGGTAATTCCATATGAGGGGAACCCGAGGCGAAATGAGGATGTGGTAGATAAGGTTGCCTCTAGCCTTAATGAATTCGGTTGGCAACAACCCATTGTTGTAGATAAGGAAATGGTGGTAGTGGCAGGGCACACTCGCTTATTAGCCGCAAAACAACTCAAGATGGATGAAGTGCCTATCCATATTGCTGACCTCACTGATGTACAAGCCAAAGCATACCGACTAACAGATAACAGGATTGCAGAAGATGCCGATTGGGATAGGGGATTACTTGGTATTGAAATAAGGCAATTAGACGATCTAGGGTTTGATTTAGACCTGACAGGTTTTAACAATTTAGAATTATCTAATTTACTGATTGACCCATTACTTGTAGAAGATGCTCAAGAGGAATGGCGAAATATGCCGGAATTCATCCAAGGAGATATAAGGGCATTTCGTACGATTGCAGTACATTTTCAAGATCAAGAAGCTGTTGATAACTTCTTAAATTTAACAGGGAAAACCATGACAGATAAGACTAGATATTTATGGTTTCCAGAACAAGAGGTATTTAGCGAAGTTGATAGAGTATATGAAAGGGCGACCACAACCAAACATCCAATTTATATTCCATCCAAAGGTCGGGCCCATACTTGCACTACTCCAGATTTATTAAACAAAGATGATATTCCTTGGATACTTGTTGTCGAACCGCAAGATTTTGATGAGTATAAAGCGAGATTCTCCGCTTCAGAATATGGGATGAGAAACGGCAAGGCCCCTTCATTAGTGTTGGCTATGGATGAGAACGATCAGGGGATTGGATACGTGAGGAACTTTTGTAAAAATCATTCCTCAGCAAATGGTGATGAATACCATTGGCAGATAGATGATGACATTAAGAACTTTTTTAGGCGCATTAATGATAAGAATATTAAGTGCAATGCCTTAGACGTTCTTGGGCCGGTAGAGGATTACATTAAAGATTATGTAAACGTAGGTATGGCAGGGCCGAAACATTCGTTATTCGCTTTTTCTGCTAAAACGGAAATAGATTTTAATAAGCAAATATGCACTGTTTCATTATTCAACAATGACACAGAAGCATCTTGGCGAGAGGGGGTTGTTTCGGATATTGATTACAGTATGCAAGTATTGACGGAAGGTTGGTGTTCAGTGATGTTTAACAGATTGCTATATGAGCCTCCCTCGGTATCGTCAAATAGCGGGGGGAATCAAGCCTCGGGGTATTACGGCAACTATCACAAGATGTGCAAGGGTTTACTGTCCGCATGGAAAGATGAGGATGGCAAAGACCTATTCAAGATTGTGGAAAAAAACGGCAAACCGAGAATCAATCCTAATAGAGTTTGGATGAGGTTCAAGCAACAACTTAAGCCCGACCTTGAATCCTAGATACCCGCTTTATATTGTTTCGAAGGGGAGGGCTGATAGTAGGCTTACAAGTAAAGCATTGGAGGCAATGAACGTCCCCTATCTAATTGTTATTGAAGATCAAGAATACGATGATTATGCGGCTGTCATAGATGAAAAGAAGATATTACTTTTGGATAAAACATACCAAAGCGATTATGACGCATTCGATGATTTAGGAATGACTAAAAGCAAAGGTGCGGGTCCTGCAAGGAACTTCGTATGGGACCACTCTATATCGGAAGGTCATGCTTGGCACTGGGTAATGGATGACAATATAAGATGGTTCTGTAGATTGAATAGAAATTCAAGATACCGAGTAATGAATGGTTCTATATTCTGTGCAATGGAAGATTTCGTAGAGCGTTATGTTAACGTTGCTATGGCTGGGCCACAATATAGGATGTTTTCCCCGAGAAGATTTAAGTTCCCCCCTTACGTGCCTAACACTAGAATATTCTCCTGCAACCTTATTCGCAATAACATGCCTTATCGATGGCGTGGGCGATATAATGAGGACGCTGATTTATCTATCCGAATGCTAAAGGATCGTTGGTGCACCATTCAATTCAATGCTTTTCTACAGGAGAAAATGTGGACGCAAAGCATAAAGGGTGGAAACACTACTGACATATATGCTGATGGCACATTCATGAAGTCAAAGATGTTGGTTGATATGCACCCAGACGTAACTGAAATGATATGGAGATTCGGGCGTTGTCATCACCATGTGAACTATAAGCAGTTTCAAAAAACCAAATTACAGAGGAAGCCTGGCGTTAATTTAGAGAAACAAGTGAACGATTATGGTATGGTTTTGAGCCATGGATGAGCCTAAAAACAAAGGGGGGAGACCGAAAGCCGAGATAGATTTATCAGTGGTTGAAAGGTTAGCGGGGATTGATTGCACTGAACCGGAGATCGCGGCTGTATTGGGGATAGGTTATGCAACATGGAAAAGACATAAAAAAGCCGACTCTGAATTATCAGAGGCTGTGGTACGTGGTCGGGAAATTGGCAAGATGTCATTGCGTCGATTGCAATGGGAGACTGCTCAAGGTGGTAACCCTGCAATGCAGATATGGTTAGGCAAGCAACGTCTTGGACAATCAGACAAACAACGGATTGAACAACATCAAGTGGAGCAATTAGTCATTGTCACAGATCGAGCTAACAAGCGCACAAACGGAAGTGTTCACGAATCCAGCGAGGTTTCGGGTACTGGTAGCGGGGAGAAGATTCGGAAAGACGTACCTCGCACTCACTGAATTACTTCACGCGGCAATCAGTAAACCAGATCAGTCCTGTTGGTATGTGGCCCCGACATATAGACAAGCCAAGCAGATAGCTTGGAAGGACCTCAAGCGGATGACTCCCCCCTCTCAAATTGTTGCCACGCACGAAACGGATTTATCCATTGAATTCATAAACGGGTCAGTTGCGTCATTGCGTGGTTCAGATAACTACGATGCCCTTCGTGGAGTTGGGTTGGACTTTCTGGTTATGGACGAGTTCGCCGATATGGCACCTGACGCGTGGTTTGAAGTATTGCGCCCTATGTTATCGGACAAACAAGGCCACGCTCTATGGATCGGTACGCCCCGAGGCTTTAATCACTTCCACGACTTATATACATATACATTCGATACTGAAGGATGGCAGGGATGGCAGTTTACGACAGCCCAAGGCGGCAGAGTAACCGATGATGAGATAAAAGCCGCAAAGCGCGACATGGGTGAGCGGGAATATAAGCAAGAATTCCTGGCTACCTTTGAGGCATTGACGGGTCGCGTTTATCCTAATTTTTGCAGGGTGGAGTCAGTGTCAGAAGTTGAGGACACGAAGGGCGATCTTTTAATTGGAATGGATTTCAACGTTGACCCGATGACTGCTGTTGTATCTGTAAAGGCGGGAGACCAATTACACGTTATTGATGAAATCATAATGGGGGATAGCAACACCGAATTGATGGCATACGAATTGAAACAAAAATTTCCCAACAGAACGATAACGGTGTATCCTGATCCATCAGGTCGAGCGCGTAAAACAAGCGCACCAGTTGGACGCACAGATTTTGCTATACTGTCGAACGCAGGGTTTGAGGTTCGTGCACCTCGATCCGCTCATGCTGTTGTGGATAGGATCAACACAGTACAAGCCGCATTGAAGAATGCAGATGGTGACAGGCGAATTTATGCTCATCCAAGATGCAAGCATTTGGTAAAGGCACTTGAAGGTCTTACCTACGTTGAAGGATCACACCAACCGGATAAGTCTGGTGGGCTTGATCACATTACAGACGCATTGGGTTATCTAGTCATGGGGGAAATGCCATTGCGCCGTATCCTTGAAAAACGCCAACCCCAAAGGTGGTCATAGATGGCAAACGAACAAATACCCAAGACAAGCGTCACATATGACGCATATGCAAATCGGTGGGAATTTTATTTACGGTCATATTTAGGTGGGGAGGACTATCAAGGCGGCAACTACTTAACTGCTTATAAACTGGAGTCATCAGAGGATTATGCTGAACGCAAAGTCCAGACACCGCTTGATAACCAGTGCAAGAATGTCATTCATATTTATTCGTCATTCCTGTGGCGTGCTTTACCCACAAGGGAATTCGGCGTCATTGAAAATGATCCGGCATTAGAAGGGTATCTGGACGATGCGGATTATGATGGTCGCAGTCATGATTCTGTCATGCGTGAGGCAACTGTATGGTCGAGTG